TCATACATCATCGCCATGCCATGGCTTGCATATAACTCCAGCATCTGATCCGATGAAATGATGTCGATTTGAGTCGGATATACGTCTAGGTGCAGCTCTTCGAATGCGATTTCGGCAATTGCTTCCTCGCCAGCACGTAACTTATCAACAGTCCAATCATTATTAGTCGACAAAAGTTTGCTCATTTCATTTCCTTAGTTTGCAGTGGTCAAAGTGGTGTCGCTTCATTGCTGTTTCACCGCCTATTTTAGCACAATGTGGACATGTTACTGTTTTCGATGTCCACTCCATTCTTCCTGGTACAAACTCGTCACCAGGTTGATTAACTGTCCGTTTATTAATCTTACCATTATTCCACCAAGGCAGTTTGGCTGTTGGAGTAGTCTTCACCATCCCTTGTGTAAATTCTGGACTAGGTGGTAATTCACTAAACACATTCACCTTTCCGTCTGTCCAACAATTCATTCCGATCCTACCTTTGAACCCGTCTATGCTTCGCCCTGCATAAAATCCTTCAGGTATAGGATCTTCAATTTTAATCCTAATGTCATCAACACCATTTGTAATCCACTTGGTGTCAGCATCGCGTCCGCTCGTCCAACTACTCCGTTCCTCGAATGTCCAACCAAACATTCCCAATTTTTGCTCCCTTAGCTTTATACCTGCTGTGACTCGACCTTTTTGACTAATTTCACTAAGCCGTTCTTTCGTCATTGACTTGAACCCATACCATCCACTTTGCTGGGCTGCCATACTCGCTTGTGTTGCAGTTTCAGTAGTAAACCCTTTTCCACCCGGAACGAGATTGTAGCACATTGGATCACCTAACCGAAGACTAACACAGTGCCGTTCAACTTCAAGAGCTTCCGCCTCTGTTTCACATAGCACCAATATGTCACGTCGGAAGTTTTGTTTGCCATATTTCTTAATAGCACTTGTAATGGCTACACCACTACCCAGGTAACCATCGTCAAGTACTTCAGTCGTGTGTTTTCCAAGGTAGAATTTACCGGTTGCTAAGTTTGTTGTTTTATATACGAAATGATAAGCCATCCTCTATTTATGCTTACCATTTCATATGCCAACATTTTTACCCCGTTACTTCGTTGATTCTTTGGAAAACAATTCCTTGAACACTTTCCAGATATCCGGCTTATCCTGAACACGTCGCATATTCATCTGGTCGTATTCTTTGTTCAATTCAACATACGTTTTCCACAGATCGGTTGCACCTGGAGTACTGTAATTTCGACCGATTTCAACATATGCAAAATATTGGAGCAAAGGCAACAGCGCTTGTAATGAGTCAATTGTTGCATCATGATCAGCTGAATAGTTATCCCCGTCACTGGATTGAGCTGCGTAGATGTTCCAATCGTTGACATTATATCGGGAATCAATAATTGTCTTTGCTAATTTCAGGGCAGAGCTTACGACAGTGCCACCGCTTTCGCGGCTATTGAAGAATTCCTCTTCGTCAACTTCGCTTGCTTCTTCGTGGTGGCGAATGAACACAACATCTACTTTTGTGTACTTCCGTTGCAGGAACATGTACAGCAAAAAGAAGAATCGTTTTGCAAGATCCTTTTCTCGCTGCCCCATGCTACCTGACACATCTAAAATACAAACCATCACAGCCTTTGTCATTGGTTGTGGGATAGGGGTGAAATTACGATATCGGACATCAAATGGATCTAACCACGGTACAGCCCGCATCCGCTTACGGAGAGCTTCAATTTCAGCAAGTACCACCTTATAGCGGGCATTTGCGCACCCATCAAGTGGGTTTCCGTTGAGTCGAGTGTTCAGTGCATCAAGTTCTTTCTCGAGGTCTTTGAGTTCAGATTTCTTCGGACGACTCAGACCAATACGGCGACCCATACTCATTCTCAGACTACGGACAACATCAATTTGACTTGGATTTCCACTATTTGTGAATCCTGCACGGTGCAGCTTGTTCTTGGTAACATCTTTCATCTGCTTCTTGATCATGTCAGGAAGCTCGAGGTCTTCGAAAATGAAATCGAGAAACTCATCCTGGTTAAGGACGAACTCGAAATCGTCTTCCCCTTGACCTAGTCCACCTTGAGTACCACCACCGCCTTCGCCATCCTTTGGTTTGTCTTGACGATCGCCCTGGACATACTCTTTATTGCCAGGAAGAACATATTTTTTGTTACCGGTCTTTGAATCAGTACCAAAGGTCGGTTCACTAACCCCCTTGACCTTGACTTTAGCCTTACCGTTCTCAATATCAGTAATGTTGCCAGAATTAATTGAGTCCTGCACAGCTTTTTTGATTTGCTCACGGGAGCGCTGAATAAACTTTTGTCTATTCTTGATAGTTTTATCTTTTGGGTTAAGACGGCGATCAATAATGTTGGCCATTGTGGTTCCATTCAAACATAGGGACAGAGTTTCTCACCAATCTAAACTGGGGGCTAGCTACTTACCCCATTTTAAGGGGCTAATACAGCCCCTAATGTCGTTAATTGCCCCATTTAATGGGGCAATTACTTAGTGCTTACGAGCTCTTGCGGACGCGTTGATACCAATCTGTTAACCGACGAACTTGCTTCTCAGTGTACCCACGTTCTGTCATCCGTGCCAAGAAATCATTATGCTTCTTTTCAGCATCCTTGTCCTTCTTACCATCGAATGAGATAACAGGCAACAGATCCTCGACTGAAGAGAACATCTTTTTCTCGATCACGTCACGCAAGATCGCATAACTGGTCCACTTAACGTCTTGACCTGTTTTCGCTTTGGACCGCAGGCAGAAATTAACAATTTCATTGCGGAAATCTTTCGGGTTGGAAATGCCAGCGGGTTTCTCGATTTTTTCCAGTTCCGCATTAAGCAACTTACGATCCATCATTAATCCATTGTCAGGATCCTTAAATTCGATGTCCTGAATCCATGCATCAGCATATTCAACATATCGATCAAACAGGTTCTGCCCGTAATCTGCATAGCTCTCGAGGTAGGCTTTCTGAATCTCATTACCTAGGAATTCAGCATACCTTGGTGCAATGTCGCTCTTGATGAAGTTCAAATACTTCTGCTCACGTTCTTCACCGAACTGCTCGCGCTTGATCGCATTTTCGAGAACAAACATTAAGTGAACAGGATCTGCTGCGATTTCCTCGGGGGTGAAGTTGAATGTCTGCGACAGGATCTTGTACGCAAAACGTGTACTAATCCCAGCCATTCCTTCATTCACCCCTGCGACATCACGATACTCCTGAATGTTCTTCGCTTTCGGATCTTGTTCACGGATATTTTCCCCATTATACACACGCAACTTGCTGTACAGGTTACTATTATCATGCTCATGCAAGCGAGTGAGGACAGAGAACTGTGCCATCATCTCAACTGTTTGTGGTGCGCACGGTGACGCAGTTAGTCCTGAACTGGCAATCATCTTTTCGTAGATTTTTTGTTCTTCAGCGACACGCAAGCAGTACGGGACCTTAACAACGCAGATGCGATCCAAGAACGCTTCGTTGTTCTTGTTGTTGCGGAATGTTGTCCACTCGCTTTCATTTGAGTGCGCAAGGACAATCCCTTGATATGGGATAGCAGAGATTGCTTCTGTTCCCACATAATTGCCTTCTTGTGTAGCAGTCAGCAGTGGGTGCAAAACTTTGATCGGTGCCTTGAACATTTCAACGAATTCCAGCATACCTTGATTGGACCGATTCAAGCCACCAGAATAACTGTATGCATCAGTATCGCTCTGGTCGAAATCTTCCAGCATCCGGATATTAACCTTGCCAACAAGTGTCGAAATATCTTGATTATTTTCATCACCAGGTTCAGTCTTCATCACCGCAATTTGTTCCAGCTTGCTTGGCATTAACTTAACCACACGGAACTTACTAACATCACCTTGGTACTGCTTAAGACGTTTCATTGCCCATGGACTGATGATACTTTGGAGATATCGTTTGTCGATCCCGTACTCGTCCCGCATCGTGTTGTAGTACTCAGGCTTTGCGAACATCCCCAGTGGACTTTCAAATACCGGGCTGATCTCACCATCAGCTGTTGCAAGGACGTAGATCGGATAAATCTCCATCAGTTCTTTCAGCTTTTCCGCAAGCGAAGACTTAGCAGAGCCAACTGGGCCCAACAAATATAGCACCTGTTTGCGTTCTTCCAATCCTTGAGCGGCATGGCGGAAGTATCCAACGATTCGTTCAATCGCATCTTCCATTCCGAAAAAGTCTGCAACGAATGTGGGATACACCCGAACCGTACGATTGGAGAAAATTCGGCTTAACCGAGAATCTTTGCTAGTATCGACTAGTTCAGGTTCCCCAATTGCTGCAACCATTCTCTCTGCTGCAGTGGCATATGCCAATTTATCAGTTTTGCATAAATCCAAGTAATCATCAATTGACATTGACTTGGAGGCTGTTTTATCGAAATTTTGCTTGAAAAGAGACGTGATTGATGACATTTGTGCTCCAAAAAGTTATTGTGGTTCGGCTTATACTTAGTTACACCGTGTGACGAAGAAGCCATGAACCTTTCAACGCGAACGTCACATGAGTCTATTACACATTAAACGAAAAAAGGGAGCAACGCTCCCTTTTTTAAATATCATGTAGTCACCACACTGTTAATGCCGTGCCACACTCAGTGCAGAATTTTGATACCATTTTATTTGTCGTGCCACAGGTATCGCATTTTGCTTTTGTTTTCACCGTAACAGGGGTCTCAACAGGTTTATTATCAGGGGTTTCACCAAGCAGTTTAAACACAATGCAATGCTTTTGTGGATCAACGGGGAATGATGACACTGTGGTGAATGATTGATTACTTTGGCTTCCGGGCACCGTAATTCCAACGTCATTGCATACTGCAGATTGAGCACTGATCGGGGTACTTGAAAGAGTTGCAGAACAATTTTGTGCCGTCGCTGATATATTAAACTCTGACCGCAAAATTGAATTTATATTTGCACAAGGCATACCATCGTGCACATTATTTGTACTACCAATTGACCGCACTCCAGGTGGATATGTTAATCCGCCCCAGTATGGTTGTGGAGGAGTATAAGGGGTGCTGATATACTGACGCGGTGATTCAAATTGAAATTCAATTCTGATCAGCCCATCTTCCAACTTAATCCCACGATGTTGTTCAATTTGAGACGATCTCTCGATGAATTTGAAGCAATTTCCTGTCGTTAGGTTCCCATTTTTGATCCACCGTTCGAGTTCAACGGATTGGCCTGGATTTAACACGAGACCATCTGGACAAACCTCATCACCATCTAGTGTGATGTTAATTAGTACCCGCACAGTGTTGAGGTTTTTTAGAACAATTTTGTATTCTGAACCAAATGGGAGATAAGTTGTACCATCGAAGTCGCGGAGAATTTTGCCATTTGCTTTAATAGCGGCAGTAAGTTTATGGGCGTATGCCATCATTTTGTTTCCTAATTCTGCACACAGACTAAGTGCATGTTATTAAAAGTCTGTCAAGTATAGATGCACATTATGCACATCCATTACTCTTATATATTACAAATAGAAAAAGGGAGCAACGCTCCCTTTAGTGTAGCAAGTAGAACCAGTCTGTCTTAGTCACCACGGACCAATGTAATCGTTACCGTCATCATCGTCGTAGCACGGATCGTAGTCAGGCTCCTCACCTGGTTCCTCAGCTTCTTCAAGTGCAGTAATTTCTAACTGCTCAATCTGGTTGACGGTCATCTTGTCTAGTAAGTCAACCCCATCTTTGGTAGTGGCAGAGCATAATTCCATACTAGCTGGGTAATCAGGTTCTAACTGCAATCCGGTACCATACTCACGACTACCGCGTTCAGCTTCACAATAGTCGAATTCTAACGTCACATCAAAATCCTGCTCATCGCCAGCTTCATCAGTAATCGTTACAGTCTTAGTAATGGTATATGTAGCCATTTTTCAGTCCTTAAATGGGTTATCAGGGATTTCCACAATTGACTGCACAGTATCACCAATAGTGTACAATTTGTCAACAGGGGTATTACCAAAAGAAAAAGGAGACACAGTGTCTCCTTTTTGTAGTAGTGCTGGTTACGACTCCAGCAACACATTTTCGCAGTGCTCGTTAGAGTGAGCGGCAAGCATTTAACAATTCCCTTGGCGGAGAATCGTGGAACATCCCTGTTCCTGTTACGTGACTTCTTACAGTATCACGGACGCCTGGAGAATTAACTCCTAACCGGTGACGACAACGGCCCTAAGGTGGGTTCTTATAATTCGATGGGTGTATTTAGCTGATCACGAACTCGCATCAATACGTTACCTAATAAATTCTGACCACGCCAGTTCTTCATGTCTTGTGCAAGTGGGTCTTCAGCTGTTAATCCGATCCCCCACACGCAATCCCACTTACTTGCCTCAGCCAGTGTTGTATCACCAGTTGCTAACAATTTTGCTTTTAGTTTTCGGTTCTGGTTGAATTTTTCAAACAACCCTTCAACCATCACGTCTTCACGAATTGCTGCCCATGTTGCATCATCATAATTCTTAACTTTTCTCCCCAGCGCTTTTTGTTCTTTCGGATCAATAGTTTTGAGAATTTTCATGCAACTGTCGGTATCTTTGAACAGCAGCGCCTTGTGGAACATCATATATTGTTCACCGCACGTGAATACAATGTCTTTCCACGTAAAATCTGATTGGTGCCAGTTTGAAAACACCCCACCATAGAACAATGTATACGCCATATTTTGCATTCCTAAGTTAGTAAACACACTGCAGTAGGACCTTCATTCGCTTTCACCTGCAGGACTACAGTAAACTATTTCCTACTGTTGCACATTGTTTCGAATTTGCCATGCAACTAGCGCCTCAGCAGTGTGTTTAATTTTGCAGTGGCCAGTACCAATATCTGGCGCATTCGCTTTTTCTCTATTAAGTCGTTCGCATCATCCAGATGTCAGCTGAAATTAGCGGAGAAGGTTTCTTGGTCGCTTGACAGGGAGCTCACTCAGAAGGCTAAGACCGGGGACGCACCCGAGACAGTGGGAAGGTATACCCACACTTTCATTGCAAAATTAAATACACTCATATCACAAAAGTATCCACTCACCTATTTTATCATCATATTCAGCTCCTAACTTAGCTGGGTGTTCACACGGCAGTATAACGGTTTGCCCAGTATCGTAATCAATACCATGCGATGCGATGAATTCTTTTTTACCTGTACCAATGCCATTCTTATCATATACAGGAAACATCCCGGTTATAACAATGATCATACATTCTCCGTGAAAATTATTGCTGGCTTCCTGTACCAGCGTCGACACTTTTTGTAGGGTTTTGAGATTTTACTGGTTGTGTTTCACCCTTAAACCGGCACAGGATTATTTCTTAAATAACTGTTCAATATCCATTGGAACCGTATCATCTGCATCAAATTCTTTGACAAAAACACTATCTATAAAGTCTGATTCTACATCATCGGTAAAGAGGCGTGAAGTTACCTTCACAGTTTTAATCAGTTGATCTGATGATGTAGTATCCGCCTTGCTGAAAAAGCGTTTGATCATATTGAATAGCATTTATCACTCAAAAATTTGAGTAGGCGCTCACGGAGACTTTAATCAAGCTAATGTTTTTAACTAGTGGAATTCTGTTGAAGGAGGGCGGCACCCGACTCCTATCCACCTGCTTGCACCATTTACCAGCTTCATCACAGGCTTTCACTTGTGACAGACCTTGCTCGACTCAAATACGTTAAAATTGGAAAGGGTGGCCTCGAACCACCGACCCGATGCGGGAATGATTAATCTCTGTGCACTCAACTAACCTTCCAGCTATCACTCTAATCCAACTGAGCTACTTTCCAAAATTTTAAATCTCACGTGACAATCTTGGTCATTTTAGGAGCTTTCATTATTAGCTCCTACAGGTCAACCACCCCTCATCCGTTAGGATTCAGATTGTCACGTGAGATTTAAAATTTCATTCTCGTGTTCGACATTTCGGCTCCAATTGCCTGGTGTGGGACGTGAGAAAGCACAGCAACTACTATTTATTGTGCTGGATCAAACAAAGCAGCAACATCACCAAGCACATGCGACGGAACAGTATTGTTAATCATTACAATGACATTCGAGTCACCATGCTTAAATGTTTTAATATGCATTAGTCGCTCTCTTGCAATTCGATGAGCAATTAAGTTATATACAGTAGTTCGCTTTTCAACATTATCCTTTGCGACCAAACACACAAAATCTACATGATACTCATCCAATTTGGGTTTGAGTCCATTGACAACTGCGCCAAATATTTTTGATGCGAATGAACCAAACTCGTTCCGAAATACTTCCACAGGAGCACCATCTCTATATGTTGCGAATGCTAAATTGCATCCGTTATACTCTTGATACTTCAGTGAAGAAATTTTCAACTCAATGTCAACATCATCCAATCTACCAACCCCCAACAACATGCCATTTTCTGATCTCCAATAGAATGGTATTTGAGTGTTTAAGGATTCTGGAATGTGTACGCTGAATAGGACTTCGCTAAGTTTCATATAATGCTTCTTGTGTTGTGGATGCAAGAGGAGGATTCGAACGCTCCGATTTCCGAGGTTATGAGCCTGGTGAGATGACCACTTCTCTATCTTGCTGTATATGGTGGAGGCCGAGGAAATCGAATCCTACTAGACAAAAACCCTGCAAAGGTTCCCCGCAGCCCACTGCTGCCCCCATGTATTCATCCGTGCCGATACCTTGGGTCTCTTACCCCTGTATTTCACCTAGTTTCCCAGGCGCGGTGGATCACCGCAAGGATAGCGTCAGCAGGATCGCTACCACAGATTACTTTTCGGTTAATTACTCCGACTAATTCTTTGCAGCAGAGCCCAAAGAGCGGAATATCAGCCTTGAACTGATAACCTTTCGGGTGGAAACCGAATGCTCTGCCAATTGAGCTAATTCCGCTCTTTGGGCTCTATTGCTGTATATATGTTAAAAGTGCACTCCACTGGGGAATTTTGACCAGCCCCAGCTTTCTCTCAGGGTCAAATTTGTATGAGCTGTGAGTGTACTTTAAAAATATATTGACTAGTGTGTTGTTACACCAAACGGAACTTCAGCCTTACCATTTACGGGGTGCCTATGTACTTAACCAAGTGGCTCATACGCAACTAATTCGCAAGGGCGCTACCCTATCTCCTTTTATCCCCCGCGAAGGGGACTTAGGCTTAAATAATTACCCCTCAATTAAGGTATCAGGGTAATTACCTTTTTGAACTTTCACCTAGATTGCTGCCCTACTCTAGGTTACATTGTCACTATATGCTCTTGTCCGACTCATCAAAGCTGGCTACTCCTAAGCCTACTTCTAGTCAATATATCTAAAATCTTAGTCAGTGTCTGCATTAAACAACTAATAGAACTTATGCAGACTGTGTTACCACTTTCGTACTCTAGGTAATGTTTGTTAATCACACGGCTGTGAATCGTATAATCTCGTAAAATCATTTCCATACATATTTTTCACATACTTTAAAATTGGTCGCATTTCTTTAGCATACAATACAACAATATCAGGATTGGCAGCCAGTTTAGCTTTCCATTTGTCGGATACCCATCCTTTTATTTCTACTGTCTTTCCATTTACTACAAAATCTGGATAGTAGTGATGATGTTTCTCTTTGAATACATAATGTCGTCGTTCAGTACACCGAGTGATATCTGTACCGTGGTCATTACAAAATAGTATAAATGCTAGTTCCCAAGAGGAGTCACAGTAAACATCTTTGTACCAACCATGCCGAAATCTACTACCGCTCGTTCCACAATAGTGCCCATTAGCTAATGAATCTAAACGGGCAATCATTGCATTCGATGAATGCTGTCGCTTTTCAGGTGTCCATAGTAGGGCTAACTTTCGCTTCGTGGCTTCAGATCTTTGTTTCCCGACTCCTGAATGAGTTACTACACCAGACTTTAAATTCTCAATCTGTACGTCTTTCTGTGCCTTAACAATAGCACTTGTTTCGGCTGTCAATCCTTTATTCCATGATGGTTTGCCGGCGCGCCCATTTGCTGGTTTTACATAATTAGGATCATGTGTAAGGCGCTTATGTGGGCCAAGTGCGTGTTTTGAGTTAAATTCTTTACCACAGATTTCACATTTGTACATTACATTCTTTCATGAACTTAATGTATTTATGCAACACTGACAATGGATGGCTGCTCCTAAGCCCACCACCGTCTGTCATACACATACTTTCAGTTATTATACCAAGAGCGCATCATTGGGGTTTACCTGAAAGTTTCGCCGGGATTTCACCGTGCTCATCAGTGTGTTTATTAATGCGCCCCCACCTTACCAGGGTGAGGACGACTTTAGTATGTTAACATACCTTTTTGATTATGGTCACCGTAATCACCCGGGAGAGTTAATTATGTAATTTACTCACAAGACAGCTCGTCTAATTAACGTTGCCGAGCCAACGGCTATCAGAGTATTTTAGGTCCCGGTGCCAGACCTGCTATAACGTGGCAGACGGCATGGTTACATGCTTCGGTATTCACTATAAATGGTCCACAGTATTAACAGGCTAATTAGGGGCTAGTGGCACCACCTTATTTATAGCGTCGTCTATCGGCCCAGTATACACCACCATGACCAAACAATAGCTCTCTGGCACTATAATAGGCTCCTGCCAATTCTGTGAATTAGTTTTGTGGGATATTCCACAATCATATTTAAGCACTCGTTCTTTATATACAGAATAGAATCAGGTCGCTCACTTCCAGACTCCTCTCAGGTACTCACTTACACGGCCCACCGTGGGTCTTCCCTGATTACCATCCTTCCATGCCCTCATTGTCTACACCACAACCGAGTGCTTAAATATGATCAATCAAGTCTCCAAAGGTTTCCATGCATTTACTCCCTCTGGCATTACGAGTGTTGTGACTGCGTTCACTGTGTATCGTAAATCTCTCACCACTTATCTTACCCTACTGTGATCACTTTTCGAAGGTGACTGCTTTCAGGTGTGATCAACCATATAACTGCACCCTGTTAATTCAGGCTAGACACCCTTTCCAGATGCCAACGGCGTAATGCGTTCAAGGGTTAATTCCCTATATTGTAAATCCCGGTTCAGTGAGATTTGTGCAGTTATATGTCCCCATTCTGCAACCAAGAATTTCTTCTCTTCGCTTTTCACCAGTGGGGGGTTGGCTTCAATTCATATTTTAGCTCAGTCTCATGTGTTTCTACACCAAAGGCTTCAAACGGTCTGATTAAGCACTGCTTCACTTCTGAAGAATCTGAGGTCTTTAGACCTTTCGATGTATTATCTTAATCAACTGACTTACACTTCCCGTAGCAGATCAAGTCTGCTTTGCCACTCATTATCAGATGGACACTACTAATCCTACTGTTGAGACTAACCTAAAATATGATTCCTCCAACCGGGCCCAGAAAAGGCCGACGATTGTCTCCCGACATTGTACACACATGGTGTCGATGTGGAGGAAGATCAAACTGATTAAATTTTAAGGAACTCTCGGCAACTCGATTCGATGATCTAGCTGCTTTCTCAATGCCTCTATTATCACAATCTTTTTGGATTCTGACAACATGTATTTTCAATAATTTAGAGCACTATCAGCATGACATCTGTCAACCCACGGCAATTGGCCGGGGTGACGTTCTCTGTAGTACCCTAAATTATTAATGAGCTCTATTTAGCAGTGTGATAACTGCGAATTGGAGTCAATCATACTATCGATAAGATTTTGGGTCAACAGGGATGTTGATTATTTAGCATTGTGGCAAGTGCAGTTGCGACAGTCGTGTTATAGCACTCACAAATATTGTTATCATGTGCATCTACTACCCAACAATGAATTGCTACAAACGGGAGAATATACACTCGTCCGCCAATTGTTGCTGTTTTTCGAATTCGGATCGTCATAATCAATCCAACTGACGGATGAGCTTGTGGACACTATTCTCAGCGGTGAAGTTGTAAAAAACTTGAAGTTGCAATGGGAGGTGCTTGAAATACTTAACGTCACACACTTCTGGTAGTTTGAATCCGCGCGGAAGCGTTGTCATCCAACCATAATTTTTAGCAGGGCAAAATCCTAATTCAGCGAGTTGGCGATAGCTTAACATTTTACCGGATCCTTATGTTGACTGTGTTCGGTAGTTCATCTTTCGACTTATTACGAATTTCCATTTCGTAACTGAACAGATCATTTTCAAAAAACAAGGTCGTTTGTTTTGAGCCTTTTCCCTTGTTGTGGGGATAACTTATCCTGTATACTCGCAGCCCTGAAAAAATTCTAGCATGCGCTCGTTGATCAACAACCATTGAAAACCATCCCGTAGGATCTTTTGGGGATTCACGAAGGTAAATGTACCCTGTTCCCCATCCATGTTTAATCGTGTCATATAACTCCGTACCTGGAACGATTGGAGTCGATACCTGGACATTCGTTTGGTATGTTGATGGAAGATCTGATGCCCTATCGCGGTAGCCTTGTTGTATTAGATTCAAGTCAGCTCCAGCCTCGCCGAGTAATTGCGCTGCCCAGGACGTCCGATTAATTGTTAGCGTGGCTGGATTAATAAAGTTACTTAGCCTGAAGTTGGCAAATGTACTACCGGAGGCGTGTTTGACTGATACGTACCGCTGAGAACCATCCTTGAGGATAAAAGTCAAATCAGCAATTACTCCACCTGAGTCTTCAATATCTTTTGGTCTTGCTACAGAAGTTCCTGTGCGATGAATTTCGGCAACATTTTGCTTAGTGAAAGTCGCATCTACCCTGCGTAGTGCGGCAAACATTTTGTTAATCTCAGCTTCTGTATCTGCTACCCCCTGTAGCCATTTTTCCAGATTATCGTATGTATTTTGTTCGAACTCATCTCCGCGATTCTCCAGTAGGCAGGGGTTAGCAATAAGATAATCAATGAAACTCATGGTATTAGTATGTTCTTATTGCATATTTAGCACTAGCGGACAGGGGTTCCCACTTTCAGGATGAATACGTTAGATGCGATTTGACCATTCTCGTTCATATCATTAATTGCACTGTAGATAGCTGCCATTTGCCCACTCTCGACAATGTTCAAGTCATCCATAAAAATGCGAGCGATTGGCACATTCACACCCTTGACAAACGAATGCGGAGTGTGAATGTGATTGCTCAAATGCCTATTGTCCTTCACGGCATATTCTCGCATTCTGTGATTGGGTACGATCATCACCGTGCTAGCAGTCACATACTTCAAAAGTGTGGTAGTTTTATGTGTTTGGCGAGGGAAACCAAATGAAAATGTTCGACATTCTAGTAACCAATGACTAAATGTTGGGAAACATGACTTAAGCGAAGAGGCTGCTTCGTCAACTGTTGCGAATCGATTAAGCAATTCGTCAGTGATAAATTCAGATGCTAGTATTGTTCTCATAATTGTTCTCATAATTGTGGTGTTGGGTAATGGGCTTACACCATTTCCACCGATTTTCACACGGCTTTCTGAAAGGGCTCTACCATTCGCTACGTGTCAAATCGAATAGAGATTTCAGACTCTCTGGGAGGTACATGAAAAGAGCACGCAATAATATGTACCTCAAGCATTCAGCAGGGCGCCAGTTTATCTTTCTGGTGTGCAAGCACTCTAATTGTGCAAGCACTGTGCCCTGCTGAATGCTCCCTGGCCCGAACCAGGTATCATCCAATCTTATGTCCTCACTCCCTTGAACCTCAGCAGGTATACCTGACTGCGTAGCAGTGATGTAGTAGGACGACAGTCCTGATATGCTTGAATTACCAGCCACAATTTGATCCGTCACATATCAGAACGGTTGTGTCAGATGGTTAGCTTTGTCGCCACTAACTATCTCCTCGCGTTTGAGCACCCACCAGCAATTCGGGAAACTGGCATGGGAGGCTTTGAGGGGTGCATTATTTAAAGTATATATGGGTGCACCACACTGACGACTGCAAATCTCGGGAGAGAATTTATCGACTTTGCCAGCAGTCTTATGTCATTAATCTGAGTTGTCCCGTTGCTCCCAGAAGATGTGGTGCAAATTCTTAAATTCCTTTGTGTTTCTTAAACTGGCGGACTAATTCTTCGTGCGCGTCTTGATTACAATCATAATACCACTCATGGGTTGTGCCATCCAAGTTTAACCAACCGATAATGGTTGATGGAGTATTACTATCTCCTCTGATCATTCGCTCAATCGAAATTACTCGAACTGAATTGAAGTCGAATGCAAATGAATCAACGGCTTTTGACCGGTCAATGCTTTGTTCGTGTAGTACTTTATATCGAGTTAGCTCTGTGATCAACTGATTAGCTTGAGTGAGTTTTGTTTCAAGCTCGCTTGAGTGAGCTCTCAACTGGTTAATCTCAGCTCCTAGTTCATCAATAGCTGCATCAAGATCTGATTGCACAGAGAACCACGAAATAATTGAATTAAAATTCATTTTTTACCTTTATTTTGTCGAGTGCTGATGCAAGTTGTTTAACGAATTCGGCGCCAAGTTGTTCACGGCCAGATTCAGATTCAAGACTATTTCGTATTGAAGGTAGTGATGCTCGAACCCCTAGGTACACTTCAACGATATCTGCTTCGAAGTTTCGTGCTACTTCAGTTTTAATAATTTGCATTCTTTGGTCCCTGTTAATTGTGATATTCCCACCAAGCCTTAAATATTGCCGGGACATCATTGTCATATACTCCGGATCCATTAATCGTGTTGAATTCAATAACTTTGATTTCATCACCAACAAGTGCGGTATCCATAACTACACAATCACATGGAAGCCAAATGTTGGCAAGCGCTTGTGCCTCATCAATGACTGCTTGATCCAATTCCCGTAGTTTACGTAATTGTCCATGAGCTCGATACATCGATCCCGACACAATCTTGCCGCCAACAATAAACCAACGCCATTCAGCACTGATTTCTTTGGGACTACAGACAACAACTTCTGCGTCTGGTGGCATGTAGTATGACCCGCCACCACCAGCTTCCATCATTGATGTGAACCAAGGAACAATTTCACCAGCTTCCATTACAACACCAGAATATTGTTTCAAATCTTCACTTGGGCGAGTGAACCACTTCGAATATCTATCAACACCAGATAGCATGTTCCGAGCATCAGATACACTCATCACATTATCATTCAGCATATGTGGATGGTTGGCAAGGAAGTTGCGGTAGTTCATTTTACTGACATCAAAGTGCAAGCCAGTCCAACCAAGGTCTGCTGCTAAATTGACTAGCAGCGTACTACCGTATGGAATGTAATCAATTCCTTCCAGTGGTTGCTCAGACGTAATCTCACGGCTAAACGGGATTACCCCCACAAAGATGTGAGGGTAAGGTTTAATAGCATCAGCAACTAGCTGCAGCTGATCATTGTTTATTAAGTTGTGTTGAATGGCAAATTTCATATATTGGTGCCCTTTGCGGAATTCGAATCCGCACACCGAGTGTTTAAGACTCGTACGACTACCGATTACGTCAAAAGGGCTAATTATTATTTTTGATTGCGCAATATGACCAGTACTGCTCTAGTGAAACAGAATCCAGTACTTCATCGAATCTACGCTCTTGTTCCTGATACATTTTCCAATCTTCATCGTCGTCTAGTAACCCTAGATCAAACAAGATTTGATAATGCTCAGCATCATTGTTTATGTATTTCATATTTGGCTCAGTCGGAAGTTATCGAGACTCCATCCCCTGTGATCAAGCAGGTGCTCTACCGGCGAGGATTTAACGTTTGTACCTCTTTG